GCGCGGTTGACTTGATCTGCATTAAACTGAGCATTAGCAAGCATCATCTTATTCTGCTCTTGCTTGTTCTTCATGCTCTGGCCCCATATAGACATTACTCCCCCCAACACTGTTGAGAAGAGCATACTCAGTAATTCTAGGGGTAATCCAAACATTAGTTAGATGCTACTCTTGTGTCGGGTCTAGCAGAAGGACGAACACTAAATTGCCCAAATTGTTTCTTTAAACCTTCTACTTTATTCCACCTTCGATTTGCTTCTGCTTGCCCTCCAGCGTGTCCTACAACACGAGCCAAACCTGCTGCACTATTTACATCACTAAAACCTTTAAAATCAAAATAGGCTTTTACAGCCCTTAGTCCAATATCTTTATTTGTGAGAACAAGGTCAGGGTTTTTAACTAAGTCTACCCCTATAGCCTCACCAATCCGTTTGTAATTATCCTTACCTGTTAGCTGTATAGGCCCTCGCCCTCTGTATTTAAAACCATCACCTTCTTGGTCATTACCTAAGTCAGAGCGATTACCATAAACAACGTTAAATATTTGTTCACCTAACTTTTCATTGCCCTCAGACTGGTCTAGTGCTTCTAATGCAGCTTTTCTTTTTGCTGCAAATTTCTTTAGCGTACCATCCGTATTTTTGTATGGTGTAGCAAACTTAGCTATTGCTCTATCTACAGTGTAGTTATCTTCTACTCTATTGTCATAGCCTGTCTCTGCCTCTACAGTAGCCACAAAAGCAGCACGTAAAGTATCATTATCGAATGCGTTTGCAGCAAAATTCATCGCGTCTGTTTTATTAAAAGTAAAAGGGTCTCTGTTTGTAACTGGACCAGCAGCTATAGCATCTTCTCTCGCAGATCCTCTATCTTCTACTACTGGAGTAGTATCTTCTGCAGTTTCTACCTCTTCCTCTGCTACTGCCTTGGGAGACATAATACCTTGAGGTGCACCTTTAGATTGTGTGATACCTTTCTTAGCTCTCTCCCTTGCTGCCTCTACAGCGCTCTTCTTAGCTTCTTCTTCCATGTCAACCACAGGTAAGCCCATCTCAGCAGCTTCTTTTCTCATGGTTTGACCTGCCAGCATTCTAGCTAAATCCATATCCTCTACAGATAAAGACCCTGCACTAGCCATCTGTACACCTTCACCTACAAAAGACGAACCTTTGTTAGCACGGTTACGTAGGTATGACCCTAAGCCAGAAGACAATTCATCTACCATAACATCTGGTTGCTTAGGTACAGTGATTCCATCGGATGCATCTTTAATAGTCATTGAGTTATCATCAGATGGCGTACCGGGATTATACATGCCTGTAGCTTCAAGTAAGGCATCTTCAATACCGCTAGAGCCTTTAACCTTGTCAACGTAGGATCGTAGCTCAGAGATATCAGGCTTAGGGCGATCCTTAGACAAAAACGTTTCTTTAAACTTTTCATCAGACTCAAAAGATTTACGCAAGTTTTGGTAGAACGTCTTTAGAAAAGCCTCTCCTGTATCAGAAATAGATGTATCCGTTTTCCTATTACGAGACATGATAGAAGAGTTTGTAGCCTCTTTAAATGTAGTATCCTGTTCATCATCTTCAAAGACACTAAAGTCGGGTAGAAAGCTGTATGTTTTTGCCATTATATTGTCCTTATCCCCAAGCACTTGCGGCCCAAGAACCAGCAGCAGCCCAAAAACTAGAGGTTTTATCACCTGAAGCTTTTGATGCTGCAGACTGTGCCGCTTTATCTGCGCCATATTTAGCTGCATCCGCTGATATTTTTGTTGTCATAATTGATGTAGCACGATCCGCATCATTGTTTGCTGTATTATTAGCAAAGCTCATTAAATCACGATATGTTTGGATTGTAGCATTATATGCATTCAAGGTCATCTGCCCCTGACGTTGGGCATCTAAGCGGTTTGCTTCATTGATAGCTGCATTGTCTGCTGTTGTGTATGCTTGCGCCCAAGCAGCATTAGCCTGTGCTACCACTAAACGGTTTGTAGCGTTAAACTGCTCACGCTGATTAGCCTGTGCTGTATTAAACTGCTCTAATGCGTTAGCTTCACCAGCGTTAAATCTTTCCATAGCATTTGCCTGATCTGCATTAGCAAGCTGTACACGAGATCCAAGATCTGCAAAGAATTGATTTACTTGGTTTTCACTAGATGAATTAAACTGTTTAGCTGCATTCTCTGCTGCTTGGTCAGAAAGTATGGCATTTACTTGAGACTGTACACTAAACATTGTAGCCTGTTGCTCATTTGATAGATTAGCCATGTCTGTCTGTAGAAACGCATTAGCCGCTTGTATGTTAGCTTGCTGACGATTATTAAGGTTAGCCATATCCACCTGTGACATAGCTGCAGCATCAGCCATAACCTTAGCATTCTTAGCATTGAGATTTGTTAGGTCTACTGTTTGGGCCATACGAGCATTCTCTAATGCAACCTGTTGCTCTGCACTAAAATTCATATTAGCTATGTCAGAGACCTTAGCTGCGTTAGTTACACGAGCCTGAAACTCTTGATTAAACTCTAAGCCAAGAAACTGAGCGCGCTGCTGTGCAGCGAACATAGCAGTTTGCTGCCTGTTTGACAGGTTCTGCATCTCAAAACTTGCAACAGTCTTAGCATCTTGAGAGGCGATAGGGATAGCGCTCTCCATTGCAGCCTGTACAATAGCCTGTCCTGCCATAGATGAAGATGACAGTCCACGACTAGCCATACGTGCAGCCGCCGCCCTCATAGCACCTGCAGCCCAAGCAGGGGGTTCTTTTCCCTCAAAGTCTTCCATTAAGCCAGTTAGCTGGCCCTGTACGGTAGCATCTGTTGATGGTGCACCTGTAGCGGCTTCAAAGTTTACTTCTTTCTTAACTCGCGCCATATCAACAGCAGAGCCACTAATCATCTCATCAGCTTCTGCTTTACGGGTAGGGGCATCCTCTACGCGCCTAGCTTGGTCAATCTGTTCTACTGTAAGGCCTAGGCTCTTTAGATCCTCTGGTGACATATTAGCAGCATCTGCTAAAGCTTCTTCGCTAGGTTTTCCTGTAGCCGCCTCTAACTTACTTAGTGTATCAGCCACTTCTGCAGATACAGTTTCTGGAAGAAAAGTAGCTACTGGTGGTTTTGCAGGGGCTGTAACCGCACTAGCTGGTGTAGCAACTGCAGCAGAAGCAGCATCTACAGTACCTGCCACACCTGTACCTTCAGCAATCTCACCAGCCGCCTTTTGTACATCTGTAAATTTAGCTACATCTATATCTTTAACTAACTTTTCAGGTGTCTTTAGGGCTATATTAGTTAATTCACCAACGGAAGAACCCGGATTAGGAGGCTTCTCAGGCACTGCTACTTCAGGCGGTACAGGGAGCGTAGATATTGGCCCATTTGTGGGCTCAAGTAAAGGCCCCTCAAACTCAGGTAGATCCATCGGCCCTTTCATATAAGGTTGCTCAAGCTCAAGTCCATCAAACGCTGCTGCAGGTAATTTGGCCTTCTTCGCCATTTCCTGTGCTTTCTTTGTTTGTTGGGCAATATCTGCTCTCTCATTACTGCTTAGATTTGCAGAATCTTTTAAAAGCTGCCCACTTATAAGCTTTAACTCTCTTTCTTTATTTCTTTCTGCATCCACTAAGTCGCTCGAATCTAATTTAAAAACCTTACCATATGCGTCAACAAAGTTTCCTTGCTGTCCGTACTGATCAAGACCAACAGACCCACCCGCTGCAAACCCTACACGTTTCTGTGCTATTCGTGCCATCTTACCTACACGGGCAGCTAATGCAGGGTTGGCTGCAATAATCTTCTCCTGCTCATCAGACTGCATACCCTTTAGGCTAGAATCTATCCTACCTAGCTGCTCTGGTGTAAATCCTGCAAAACGTTTTGCCATCTACTTATCCTTACTTTTATCTTTTGCCATAAACTCTACAGAGGATCTAATAGCCTTTATATTTTCATCAATTCTTGCTAATGAGATGGCTTGGTTTTGCACAGAGGTTTCTATTCTTCCCATACGCATATTTAACTCATTTATCTCTTCTGCATTATCTTCAATATCAGACATCATCATTGATACTGTCCATACGATAGCAGCACCTTGGACAATAAGACCAAATATTAAAGTTATAGGTACAGACTTGTTTAAGTGCCAGTTATCGTTGTTCATTAGTGTATAGTTCCTAATAAGTGTGTAGTTTGTAGATTTAACAAACACCCATTTGCAAGCATAGACAACCTAAGCCTAGACCAAGTTGTAGGGGCTGAAGTAGTATTATACCAAAGTAGTATTCCCGGTATACTAGACCCATTTGCTATTGTTCCTTTTATGTTCATACCAGTAAAACCTGAACCTAGATTAGCGCCTATAACTGGCATCATCACTAAGGGCATAGTTTGACCTGCTGACCAGTGCTGAAAGGGTAATCCTTTTATTTCTATCTGATTACCACTAGACGCTTGGGCGTCCTTAGAGCTTATTCTAATCATAATATGTAAATGTACAAAATCCCCTACCCTTTGATAAAAACCGTCCTGCCACTGGTATGCATTAGCTATATCCCCACTTTCGGTATCACCATACAAATAAGGTGTGAAAGTGCCTTGCTCAAACTTAGAAAACTTTTCTGTGTGTACATTAGTACCTGTTTGACTTGTTGTATCTGAATTAGCAGAAAAGTCTAAACTTTTAGAAGCATTAAGAACTACGTCACCATCTTTAAGAGTAACACCATCAATACTCACACCATTAGCAGAAGTCTTTTCATTGATAGTATCAGTGGATACTGCAGTAAAAGAAGGGCTACTTGTAGTTGTTAGCTGCTGATTTATTGCTTTTACTGATGCTTCACTAGCAAGCTCACTGTCCATAACAGCACCTGCATCAGTAACATTAGTTGTTGTTACTGTCTGAGCATTAGCATCTATACTAGCTAATTTAGTTTTCTCTGCATCAGTGAAGGCATTTGTGTTTGATTCACCCTCATAAGCTGTTTTAATTTGAGCGCCCGTCTGATCCGCTGTAGCGTTTGTCTCTATGCCGTTTAACTTTGTGTGGTCTGAGTCAGTAAAGACATTACTATTTGTTGCTGCTTCTACCGCCGCTCTGATTTCAGCATCTGTTTGATCACCAGTTGCACCCGCTTCGATTGCATTCAGCTTGGTATGATCCGCATCTGTGAAAACATTGCTGTCGCCTGCAGCCTCAACAAGAGTACGTATCTCAGAGGCTGTTTGATCCGCTGTGGCGTTGGCCTCTATCCCATCCAGCTTAGTATGATCTGCGTCAGTAAAGACGTTACTATTTGTTGCTGCTTCTACAAGAGTACGTATCTCTGCAGCAGTTTGATCTGCTGTTGCACCTGTTTCTACTCCGTTTAACTTAGTTTTATCTGTTGAAGACATAAGACCAGAAACACTGGTAGTAACATCTGCTATGTTAAGAGTAGTATTAGAAATAGATATTGCTGTACCTAAGCTTAACCAATTAAACGTGCTGCCACTGTCATCCCAGAAAGCAATACGATCCGCACTAGGATCAGTTAAACTCTGTAAGCCCAAGTGACTGAGAGACACAGTACCTGTACCTGCAGTATCATTATAGGCTACTGCAATGCCTGTACCTGCAGTGAGGTTGCCCCCTGTAATATCTTCAATGTACTCTTCTAACGAAACAGAACCTATATTTACTGTACCCGTAAGAGTTGTTGAAGTATTAACTGTCAAGTTGTTAGTGTTAGTCGTAGTAAAGAAAGTATTATCAAATCTAAGACCTGTTGTTCCTAAGTCTAAACTGGTTTGACCTGACTTAGGTTGCATAGCATTTGCATTAAACTCGTATGCTAGACTTGGGCCTACCGCTGTAATAGCAGGGCCGTTCCCTGCAGTACCATCATGAGTATGACCACTCGTACCAAAAGCTACCTCAATAGCGTCATACTCTGAGTTAAAGTCTGCTGCATTAATAGTAAGACCATCAGCAATATTATCTTCTACGCCAACGCTTGTTCTTATATATCCTGCCATCTTTTTATTTCCTGTCTCTATTTGCAAACTCTAGTAAAGCGGTATCAAGAGTGTATGTTGGATTAGTTGAATTGTCCTCAATACGTATTGATATGGTTGTTCCAGACCCTTGTACGTTTAAAGGAAACTCTTTTTTTAAGTTTGTACCATAATTAGCTACACCAAATGTGGCACTACCGCCACCAAACAAGAAACTACTAACATTAGCTTCATTATTTATAGAATAGCTAGATGGTTCTAATACAGAAGCGTCTCCCGAATGAGAAAAGTTATACCTTAACTTTACGTTAAAACTCATGTTAGAAGTAGGTGCTGCAAAAACAGTAAGTTTATAAAAGGTCTTTCTTAACTCTGGATCTGTTAAGGGCATAAAAGGAGATTCATATATAGAGTTTATAGATGCACCATCAAAGTTATTACCATCCTCTATCTTATAGACGTACCCACTATCATTGCCTATAACACTAAGCTCATCTGATCCCACAACTTTACTATCTGCAACCTTTGCTTTTATACCACGAATAGTAGAAAAAGCTATGTTACTCGCACCTTGAGCTATAAACTTTGTAGCAATCAGACCTCTAGATGAACCTGCCTTTTGAGAAGCTTGGTAATTAAAAATCCTATACTGGGCTTTACTCTGTAGAACGACTGAACAATAAGAAGTGGAGTTTATTAAGAAATCTTTAAAGTCTTTTGGTATTTTATCTGAGGGTACATCTAATCCAAAATCACCAATTCTATCTGTGGCACTTAAAAGTCTAACACCATCAGGAGCTAAGTATATAACGTCACCGCCAAACTCTTGAATAGTATCTGCATCAATACAACCAATACGCTCTGTAATTGGCTCTAATCTAAAATCTGCAGTTGTGTTACCTACTAACTTTTTAATTGTCTTCTCTGTAAAAATAATCAACTGCTCACGAAAAACTATAAGGCCAGTTACATCATCAATAACATTTATAACACCAGCACCATTAGCTGAACTAAAATCATCCACAGTAAAAGGGGCCGTGAAGTTTAACTTATTACCTTTACTATAAAATGCAGTACCTTTAAACACAACAACATGGTTAGAACCCTGTATGTCGGAAGGCGAGGTTAAGTGCGTTAAAGAAGAATTACTAGTGTTGTATATACATGGATAATTTACACCATCAACAAAAACAATCTTATTTGTACCATCTATATTAAAATCAGCAGACCTTACCTTATTTCCCTCAGTACTGTTGGTATTTTCAGTTAATGCTGTCCAGCTAGAACCTGTACTTTTAAAAAACTGTGTTCTGTTGTTACTATTCTTTCTAGCAGCTATAACTGTTGTTGCATTAACAACCTTAACACCTTTTAACTCGCCACTACCTGTAACTTGGGCTGAAGAAAACTTAGAAAAACCTTTTACCTTAGTATAACCACCCTCTTTATTGGGTTCAAAGTTTTGTAAAATAGTGGCAGAACCAATAGCATTAGTACCCTGCTGTAACGGGCTAAGGTTACTGATAAGACCACCTTTAAACTCAATAGGGAATGTTTGCCAAGGTATAGCCATTAATAATGCACTCTTGTATCTCGAATATACTCTGTTCTATTTATAAACATACTTCTTAAATTTTTTATACCTTGTTGAAATCTCTCAAAAGATAAACCCGCAGAAGCATTATCATTTTGAAATTGGTATACAAAGTACATAGCACCTTCAACTATAACGTACCTATACTCTTCTGGCATAGCAGGTACATCATTTTGCAGTACTAGATCAAAGCCTTTAGTGTAGTATTCATACACTACCTCATAGGCCTTGTCGGCAGCAGGAACGAAAATAATTTCATTACTAGGCGCACGTACTACATACTTGGGGAGTGTTCTATTTGATGTATTAGAGTTATACTCATAATCTACATATTTGTCAAGATATTCTTCATAATTTAACACTTTAAGTTTAGTTGTACTCACGTTTAAAGTGCTATCACCTTTTATCCTAAAGCTATTCATGTTTAGCGTTTTTGCATCATATGGTATTGAATACCTAACTTCACCAGGAGATAGTACTTCTTCTTCTTCCCTATGGTTAAAAGGCCACTCAAACTCTTCTTGATTTATGTGACGTATTGAAGCATTAACGGCATCTTTTGCTAGGCTATAATAACCTGTAGTTGTAGCAAAGTTACCTGCAGTAAGCTCAACTTCATTAAGCCTACGGTTTATATCATTAACTAATCCCAAAAAATCATATGCCATTTACTTTTCCTTAATTCTTAGAAAGATAGCTCTCTCGTAAGTAAGACCTTCTGCAGTGGTGATCTGACAGTAGATTTTATACCTATTATTATTAGTACCTAAACCTAGTCTAATAGTAGAAACTGTACTTGTATTGGTTTTAGATGCAACCAAAAGACCGTGTATAGTTTGCGGCAAGGAGTTAAAATTAACTTCTGTTTTAACTTCGCTGGCGTTATCAATAAACCATTTTACAGATGTTATTGTATCATCGCCTAAAAATCTAGACCAATCTACATTGTAGTCTAGTTGTTCGTCTTTATCTTTGTCGGGCCACTTTAAAGCCATAACATTCTCCTATACATACACAGTATTAAACCTGTTTGTTTTTGGTACATAGACAGTTGTATTAGTTTCAATAACATGATTTGTTGTAACCCTGTTTATTTGAGGTACGTATACCGTCTTATTGTCTTGCATAATATAAACCGTATTATTATCTGCTGCTTTAAGTACATAAACTACACGATCTCTGTCGTAACTATTTGAAAAAGGTACATAATCAAAAGTTACACCGCTTGCTGTTGTACCTAATAACTGACCAAACGTTAAATTATTACTTGCCAGTGTAGTAGAAGCTTTACCAAAAGCTGTTATTGAATTTTCTTGTATGTCTAAAACAAGATCAGATAAAATACTGTTTGCTTCTGCTGAGAAACCTAAATCGTTTACAGAAACTACAGCACTATCTGCTACAATAATTAAGTTTGCTTCACCTGAAGCTGTGGGTGCTGTATTAGAAAATAAAGCACTATTGCTAGGTAGGGTTAAGTTAGCTAAACCGTTAGCACTAATATCATCAGCAACAACTAAAGCAAAGTTTGTACTTAATGTAGTGTTAGCGTCTGCTGAAGGTATTACATCAGAGCTATTTACAGTAACTGTTACTGTACCTGTAACAATATTAGCAATACCTGTACCTGCTAAAGACCCTGCAATAAAAGACCCATTTGCTGAAGGTATTACAGGATTAGCTTTACCAAAAACATTAGCTAGATTATTAAGGCTAACCGTTAAGGAAACAGAAGATATGTCTTTATTAGCTTTTGCAGAAAAACCTAAAGCACTTGTATTAGTTTGTATAGTTACTGCTGGCGATATAGTATTAGCTAAACCCGTAGAGCTTAAAGAACCTGCAGTTAAAGAGGTTAAAACTGTACTAATAAAAGCATTAGCTAATACACTACCTGTATTACTAAAAGGACTTTCAGAAAAAGATGTAAACCCTAACACGGCTTAGCCCCCTGTTAGTGGGTTAGCTGTAGCGTACTCTTTAGCTTTAGATATTATAGTAGCTAAGTCAGATAGTGTTATATTATCAATCACATCTTCTTGGTTATCTTCTTGACCGTCATACCAAGAGCTAGGAGTAATGTAACCCCCACTTGTATTTAACAAACAACACTCACACTTATTGGGAGAGGCAGAGGCTTGTTTAATGCCGCTATCTCCAGGCAAGTTTTGAGCTATAATAAGTACATAGTCGTTGCCTACATTAAATTTTAATCGTGATATATTTAACATTTTATAACCTTTTAACCACTACTATCCCAATCAAATGTTTGAGATGGATTTGGTGCAGATGAACCAGATTTCCTAAATACATAAGCGCCGATTCCTGTTGAATGAGTCATACCACCTGAAGTTTTTGTGCCCCCACCCGTAAACGCACTGTTATTTACAGCATTGGTTGCGTTCGTAGTTAGTGAGGAGAGGGCAGTGTCATATAGCTTAAAGTTTATGTTGGTATCACTCCAAGAGGGGTCATTAGAAAACTTTAAAGCAGAGGTGTCAGAATCTATGTTGTTATCGACTAAAAACAACTTAGCCGTATTTGAATAAACTGCACCTGAATCTCTAAATCTATTTGACGCCCAAAGTATTTTTTTGTTTGTGCTGCCATCGTTGTCATAGTTAGACACAACTAAACGCCCATTTATATCAGTCGCCGTATCTGGGGCTTGATAATCATTCGATGGAGAATGACCCGCCTGAACCTCTGGAACAATATAAGTACCGTTGCTGTCAGTAGCTGTAGTAGGGTTATTTATTTTAATTTTAAGCATGATTGCTGCGTCATCTTCACCAGATCCAGAATGCCCAAAATCAGTAATGTGATCTGCGTTGTTTATAACTAACTGCAACCACATGTGATCACCATTAATAACTCCTAAACTACCTAGTTGTAATTTAGGTTGTGTAGAAGAGATGTAATTTTCTAGTGGATAAAATAAACTACGATACCACTTTTGTGGAACTAAGCTAGAATTAAGTTTTAAAATACTTAATACCCCAGAGTAAAATGTAGTACCTGAATTAGTAGTGTTGGAGTACCCAGAGTTGCTATGCTCTAAAAAAGCAACCCATATATTATCACTACTATCACACATTATTGTTGGCCCAGCAGTAGACATACTGCCGGGGTTATTGCCTGTACCTGAAAATATAGGTGTACCAGTGCTAACAATACGTCCTGCTGTATTTACTAAACCATTAGAAGAGGCGTTCCAATCTAAACCACTAAACTTACAAAAGTGCATACCCCCACTATATGTACCCGCTATAATGGTACTTGAAATAACTATCTCGTTATTATTGTTTATAATAGGCTTTTTACAAAGTCTGGTACTTACGCTCTGTGGGTTACACGAATGTACATAAGGGGTTCCAGTACCCGAAGGATCAAATTTTGTTATTAAGTAATTCACATAAGATGCGTGACTGCTCTCCATAGGCTGAGTAAGTGCAACAGGGGTGCCATTATCACTACATACTCCGCCAAAACACGCTACGCTAAAGTCGTAAGGTGAGCCATCGCCTAATGTTACTCTCCAATTCCAATCCACTGCACCTCTTGTAGTAGACGTACCCTCTAGGTTTGTTTCAATCTGCATGGCCCCCAGATGGTAGTCGTAATAATTACTTAAATACTGGTAAAATACTATAGCTTTACCGCCGTAACTGCTTGTATTTCTGTTAGGTATGTAGTCGGCAGGATATGTGATTCCTCCACCAGATGTATACCTATTGCCCCAAGTGGGGTTGTGCCGCCAGCCATAACTTACAGCTTGACTACCATATAAACTAGAGGCGGGTGTTAGGGCCATGTGAGTGTCTACATCCCAAGTAGCCCCATTAATATAGTGACGGTATCCATAATTTTCAGATTTATGTATAACCGAAACCTTGTCGCCGTTTTGACTTGCCGCTACTTTAGGCCAACTTAAATATTGGCTATTCTGATTACTTGTACCATCCCAATACGCAAACTGAAAATTACTTACGCTGCTACTAGCACCATACCACTCTGAAAAAGACATCTGAGCGCCACTAGATTTGCTAATCAGTCCACGAATATCTGTATCGTTGGTAGAGGCTTGAGTACCTGTAGTACCCCCTGCCTCTACGTGAATATCGTTTAAACTAATAGCTCCAGATGTTTGTAAGGCCATTGATTAGCTCCAAGGCATGTCAGGTTCTTGAACGGTTTGTGAGT